CTGCCGACCCATACCAGTACGAACTCGCCCCGGTATACATCTGCAACTGCACTGACGTGAGTGTCCCAGACTCGAACTGCTCAAGAAGAGCGGCCTGCTGAGCATCACTCCGATCGAGAGTCCCGGAGATTGAGGCATTCCACTCCCTGAATGTCTGAATCCTTTCCCTTGCCTCGTCACCATATGCGGTAACGTCGACTGTTTCGATTGTGTGCTCAAGACTCCACGAGTCAATAAATGTTACGGTAGAGCCGCCGATCTTCAAAGCACCGTCTTTTCCTATTGTTGCGCCCATGTTCAAACCTCCCAGTTTTAAGGACTGTTATGATTATAGGTATACCTCAATTCATAGGTATCTATAAACATGCCATAATTTTGCGACTGGTCGAAAAGCTGTTCGCCTCCCGTCTTTATGACATCGACCAGCCCCTCGAAGCTCAAGTCTTCCATTTCTTCGGCGCCCCCTTTACGCAGAATGTCCCGGCTCGACTTCGTCCCGTTTATTCCCCAGGATACGCCCTCGATCTGCAATGTTACGAGGCACTCCATATCGTGTGATGTCGGGTGCCTATAGGCGATTCTTTCGACCTCGGCATCCGTCGCATCGGGCCGGACAAAGCGGATCTCGGTCGGGGCATTGCGCGATTTGGCCGTAAACCACCAGTGGGCTTCTGCCGCGATGCAAAGCGTTGCTTCTGTCACGCGCAGGAATTGCCGGCCCGTCCAGTCATCATTCGGACGTGTCAGCAAGTCCAGAACCGGCGAAGTCTCCAGCCTCGTAACCTCGCCTGAGTCAAGCACGCGCCTGCCCCTGGCATACATCGGCATGCCCAGCCGTGCCAGCGGTTGCCGGAGGTCCACCGTTCGCCCGCCCGATTCCTTGCCAAGTTTGTACGCCCGGAGCGGCAGCCCGGCCAGCTTGTCCGCCCGCAGCATGGCGCATGCGTAGATTGTGTTGCGCCGAATGTGCTCTAGGCTGGCGCCAGCAAGGTCACCGTCGTCATCTGCCAACGCCTTACGGAAGTGCTCAACTAGCGCGTCAATAGAACGTCGCCGGACCGGAGCGGGGGGAGACGGCTCTGGTTCGGCCTGCCGCGTTGTGTATTCTAGCGCCGCTTCCGCGTCCTGCTGCGCCTTGCTCGCTGTCCAGTGATCCATGCAAAAAGCCCGTCCACATCGGGACGGGCCATCATGGCGGGGTCCACTCTCAGCACGGCCGGGCCATACGGCGGGGGCCGCTAGGATAGTATACCGTTATTCCTTGTTTACGTCAACCCCCTTGCGGTCATCCTTGACGTACCTCGGCAATCCAAGCATGGCGCTCAGGTCGTTCACTTCACGGATGGCAGCCCGGCGCCGCGCGATAGCATACTCGCGGAATTGCTTGGCAAGCCGCACCAACTCGGCATCGGGCGTGCGGTCCATTACGCCGCCTCCCGCTTCGACAGACCCAACGGGCGCAGCTGCCAGCGCTCCCAGAACGCCATCACAACCGCGTCTGCATAGTCTGTTGAATGGCCTAGCCGCTTGTTGACCCGCTCCTTCAGCTCAACGGCAATCTTGCTGCCAGCCCGCCGGTCGTATGTCGGGGCAGTCAACTCACGCATTAGGCGCGGCTCAGGCGGAAGCGCAACGCCAGGACCGTCAGGCGACAGCAGCTCCCGCATATTCCACCACGCCGCCGACCGGACGTTCACAAACCCGAACAGCCCCGACCCGTCTCGAATCTTCGTCTTGTTGCCCCCCTTATACGGTATGGCCTTGACACCCCGCCCCCGCAGATGCGCCGGGATTGCCGCGCCCGTTCCAACCGCGTCTACAATGGCGTAGCTTCCCGCCGGCGCCTCTAGCAGCGCTTTGACGGCCGCGTCTTCCAACTCGCCAAACTCGTCCCGGTGCCGAGGGGCGTGGTCCACCACCTCAGCCACTACCCAGCCGTACCGATGGCAGAACGGCGCTGCGTCGCCACCACCACCCGCAACGTCAACCCCTAGCACTAGCGGCCCTTCCCGCTTGCCGCCAGCATCGCGCCATTGCTTCCAGCGCTCGACTGCCGCTTGCACCCATGCCAACGGGATAACGCCTGTATCGCCTGCCTGCGGATCTGCCTCATACTCCTGAGCAAAGGCTGGCGAATTGCGTGCCGCCTCTATCTCTTGCATCGGGATATACGGGTTATCCGCCGTCGGGAACCGCAAACTCACAACGCCGTAATCATTCGGCATCTGCCCCAGCTGAAACATCTGGTACATCCAGTTTACGCCGTTGGGCGTTGTGCCGAATACGGCTTTGCCCTGCCGCTCTGTGAGCGTTGGCCGCACCGCTTCTGTCCACACCCGTTCCCGCATAAACGCCGCCTCGTCTAGTACAGCAAGGTCCAACCCCTTGCCGCGTAGACCGTCGGGGTTGTCTGCTGACTTTACCTGAATTGCACCACCGCCAGGGAAACCTATGCGCCGCTCGGATATGCTCACGTCTGCCCCTGGCACGTGCCGGGCCATCGGCCGCAGCAGCTCATCCCACGCCGTCGAGCCAATGGGATACGTCGGTGCAATCCACCACACCTGTCCGCCGTTGCCGGCCGTATGGTAGGATACCCACGATTCAAACATTGACTTGCCCCAACGCCGTCCGCAGTACAGCACCAAGAACCTCGCGTTATAGAACGCTCTCAACGCACGCCGCTGGCCGCCCAGCCCATCTGCCTGAGCGCGGCCATTGTGCAGCTCAGGTAACGTTATCGTCGTCATCGGTAACGTAATGTGGCCAGGGGATTGTTAGGCTGTCCCCAGCCGATGTTACGTCCACATGCTGCGATGGCCTTCCCAACAGCCGGTCAAGCACCTCGCGCAATGCGCTTACATCGCCCCCCTTTGCCTTGTCACGCAACGCCGCTAGCATCGCCCGGAGTTCCTCGTCATCGCCAGCCAGCACGTCCTCCATCGCATCCCGCACCCGCTCGGCTGTCGCCTTGGTGTGTAGCAGGCCGCGCTTCTCTGCGTTTGCCCGGATGATATGCGCTTGCTTGGCTGAATACGACTCTGAATAACCAGCACGCCGCGCCGCTTCGGCATCGGACATGCCAGCATTGACGTTCTGCGCGAACAACTCTAATCTACTCGCCACCTAGATTCGCCTACCCCCTTGCCGCGCTATCGTCAGCCCACGAGGCGTTGGCAACGTCACCAACTGCCAGCCCTCCAACTGCGCCAACGTTTCCCTAACGTGATGGATTGGGCTCGTGTCATGTATCAGCACCACGCCACGTTGTGACAGGTTTAGCGCCAGCGCTTCCCCGACCCTACAGGACTGGTTACTATCCAGGAACGCCATGTCTATCGGCGGAATGTCCAGATTGGTTGGCGTGTTATCGTTCACCACCGTAGTCCAGTCGGCCAGCCCTGCCAGGAGTAGCATGGCGCGTGCCCGCTCGCATTTGCTTTCACTGATCTCAACCGTCCACAAATGCCCCTGGCCATTCTGCTGAAGTCCGTATCCGATGGCACGAGCACTGTACCCGTCGCCTGTACCCGTCTCAACAACCACGTCGGGCTTCAATGCCACCACAAGCGCAGTGAGTAGGTCCGCTACCTCTACCTCAACGCTCATATTATCCCACGTTCGCCAGCGATGCGGCGTGGGGCATTCAGACCACGGCGGGTGCGGTTCATGTATCATCACGAGCACGCGCTATCTGGCTCACCGTCAACGGTTCGTTCGTAAGGTGCCCAACCTCTACCGACGTATCTACCGCCAAGCGCAACCCCGCTTCCCGCGCCTTGTGGCAGAACCAAACGTCCTCCCCTACGGTATCCGTGTCGGCCGGAAACGAAAACCACGGCTCGTCTATCCGGTCAAACACACTCATCCTCATAAGCGTAAAGCCCAAGCCAACCACGTCAACCGGGACAACGTGCCCCGGCGTGTAATCCGTGACGTGCTCAAACATCGGGCGCGGGCCATCCCAACCCGCACTACGCATAACGAGCGGCAACCCGTTCTTGCGGTGCGCGATAAGGCCCATGATTATGTCGTATTCCTTGCCGTGTTTGTTATCACGCAACCGGCTCAGGCTGTCAGCCGTGAATACCTGGTCGCTATCCACGAATAGGATGCTATCCACCTCTCCCCGGAGCGCATGGCGAACAAGCTCATTTGCCGCGCCGTGATGGTACGTTCGTATCGGCATCGGCAGCAAACTGTCGCCAGGCCGCATACCCATCAGCAACAGGTGTGACCACGAAACGATAAACTCCGCTGGCGCGTTTGCTACCAGTCTCGTGCCGACTGCCACCCGCCCCCACGGTTTACGCGCCATTAGCTCCCCGTCGCCGTTGTCCGCGCTACAAACTCGCCCTCTTCACTCGCCTTGCAATCGCCCGTCCCCACCCAGCGGTACTGCCACGTGCCCGCCTCGTCTGCCGCCTGTTCGTAGTAGTAGACACCCGTTGCCTGCTTTGTAATGTCGCTGCCCGAATAGGTCAGCGTCGCCGTGTTGCTACTGGGGTCTTCTACGTACAGCGTTACCGTGGTAGGATCGGTCAGGTCAGGATACGTAACCTCCGGCGCGCCGGTTGT